CAGCATTTGATCGCAAAACGAGGTTAAGAAAGATATTTTTTAATTAATCTTATAATAGCCTTTGATCTTAAATCTGCCGGTATTTCAGGCAGATCTCGATTCGTTTTATTCTCGGACTGCACTACATAATCGTAATGCATAAGTCCTTTACCTACAACATATCCACCTATCCTTTTATCTACGTAAGAAGGTAAGACATCGTCGATCTCCGAACTTTTATGTTCGAGATTTCTAATAGTCTGCCAGAACGATGGTCCGTCATTTGCCTCTTCCTTATACTTATATTGGAAGCGACAAAAATTAAACTTAACGGAACCATGTTCACTTACATAAATGGGCGATAGTTTCACACGACTAGGCTTAACCCAATTTTCATTGAGCCTTTCCCAGTCGTCGATGTGAAGACCACTATCATCCGGGTAGAAGTTAGGTACTAATTTCAAGGAGAAATTATTACTAACAAATAACTCTAGACATGTAGCCATAAAGCTAGATCGATACACGTACTGAATATCCCCGAAGCAGTTTTTCCACTTCTTTAAAAGATTATTCATTATAATGTACAACCACGGCTCGAGACTAGAACGTCTTAAGTTATGGGGCGCCTTTAATTGAAAAGGACGCACGTTACGGCCGCAGTAAAAATCACCGCCGCACGACTCTCTAAACCAGCTATCACCAAAGTAACTTTTTTCTTTGTTACAAAGGAACCCACACATAGTCGCATTAGCAATAAAGCTTTCTGTAGACTCTGTGGGAACTATACAATCATCTCCAAAAATAGAGACATCATCTTGAGTAAAATCAGGTATCATTGTTTTGATACCAGACTCAATATGGATTGTAGTTTTAGCTATAGCATAGAACAATATGCATTCGAGAGGAAAAGTTGTAGCATTCCCCATCGTTGAAAACATATGTAGAGAAACTTCTTGTTTTTCTTTCCCGATCTTAATCTCGGACGTTTTACAACGAACTAAATCAAGGCCTGAATACCAGGCAGGAGGAAAACAAAACCGTACTAATACGGAAGCAACACAATCAGAGGCACTCGCCCAATCAATAGTACTCTTTTTACGGAGTATAGATTGAATAAATGCTTCATATCGGTGTTGGTCTTGAAGTTTTTCTAAGTCAAGTCCAAAAGTACGAAGAATATCAACGAACAATATCATAAAACCTTGCTGAAAAAACATATTCCAGGTTGGCTCTACAGCTATCATCCGCCGAGATTCAGTATTCTTGGCTACTGTTGTAGATCGCGACCCATTAACCACCAGGAAGAATGTATCGATGTGTTTATTTCGATACTCTGGATTTACATCGAGTAGTGCCTCAAGGAATTGAGGATCCCACTTTAGATATAATTTGGCTAATGGAATCAGCTCTTCAGTAATCGTCATGGGTAGTCTGAACTTCTCTTTCAAACTGGTATTACTATACGTAAGACCAAGAGACGTACCAGAACTGTGTTTACAAGCAGCAAAAAGTTCTTCTGCTGTAAACGGTGGCAACATCGCGTGAACATAGTTCTTTAATAACAAGAGGAAACGTTTAAACCCTTTTGAGGTACGTGTTGTTTCTCTGTCATATGTCACTAAGTCAGCAATGACAGCTTCAAGTGATATATTGATAGAATCAATATGAGAGTTTACCCCCAAAAATTTCTGGAAGGCAAGCTGTTCTAGGCTGTCGGCCGTCTTGGGTTCAAATTCATCGAATTTGCCAAGAAACTTTGACGATTGTTGAAACGCGAAGATTTGATAGGGATCAGTCTTAGATACATCGTTAAGATCGATCGAATTCCTATCGCAATTAAGCTCGCGAAGAATATCCACATGTAGTTTTTTTGCTACTTCCACGTGGTTAAAAAGAGCAGGTTTGTTCTTTTTCACGGAACCTTTCTTCTTGGTTCCAATTACTACATTTGACATGGGAGTCTCCCGGTTGTGTCAAAATAATGGTAGGTGCTTCATAAGAAATTGCACAATATGCGCAAATTTCAGTGTAAACAAAGCGAAATCAACCACCTCATGTGTGAAATCAACCCATTGATTGGGCATCCCACACGGCGGCAACGATAGCGTTTGTAAACAACTGTGCACCCAGTGATCTGAGTTCCAGCCGTTGAGCATCGGATGTTTCAACATCATACGCAACCTCGACTTTAATCTGATTCACTGTATACTTTCCATTAGTTAAAAGGATCGGTACTTTAACCGTAGCCTTAGTTCTAACTTGAGTGTACCCATTTGGTGCGCTCGGTTCGATCCGAGGAGATGTCTTGTTGAACGTTATACTGCGCTTGGTTCGAAAATCTGAATCAAGTTCTGGTACAACAGTAACAACATTGCCATTCGACGAAGCAATATCCAAGTCGATGGAAGTACCACCGGTTGGAGTGAACGCAATAGCCGTAGCTCCTGTAGTAAGCGTTAAAGAATTTAAAGACATGATAGTCTCCTAAAAGGGTTAAATGACTTTTTAGGTCAATGAGAGAAGCGATGTAACTTTACTGTCAGCAGTGTCAGTATGTCAAGCACTTCAGGGACTGAATTACCAAAAGGATTTTGAATAATCGGTTTAGTATCAGCTATATTTGGATGCCAAATCGAACGTGACTTGATGGTTTTTGTGAAACCTTCGGGAGCCGCATTAAACGAGACATTGTTAGTACTGTTCCATACGGAAACAGCGGTAGTTAAATCCACTGTGGATTCAACTGTGGATACCCAAGCTGCTAGTATCCGAAGAGTAGGATCGGCCAAATTGGTCAACCCTTTGATCGTCTTTGATACATCATAAAGCCGATCAAGCGCCCAAGTATACGGTAAGATGTTCCATACCGTTACTGGTACAGCTTTCAGCCTGAGATTATTACGTTCACGCCATGTATCAATAGGATTAGATACCTCATAAAGGCATCCAACCCTTATGGTTGAAGAATATTCAACCGTATGGTTAAACGTAACCGTCTCTGCACCTGGATATTTCGTAAACACATAAGTTCCATCAAGGTTCTTATTATAGTTTATTTCATCTCCAGCTCTTCTCCTCTGGTATTTATTTTTTACATCAGAATGGTATTCATCCAGAATACTTTCAGCTGAATAGTAAATACTACCGTAAGCAAACCGCATAGATAACCAAGCTTTAGAAGCTTGTTTAGCAGCAAATGCTATATGGCGAGCGGAACGCAAAAGACCGCGTTCTTCTCGGGAGATCAACTTCCACTTCCTCGATGTTTCTGAGGCAAGATCTGTAAGTTGAGTAAGAGGGTGGCGTAGAAGTTTCGCTGTTTCATGGAACTCAGCTACGTCTTCTGCAAAGTTGTATGGTGTCCGATCGAGATTCGCTAAGGTCTGTTGTTTTAGAACCTTTATCGAATCATTATAATGATCGACCAATACGGATTGATCCACATCAGACCCTGACTCTATAGAGCCTCCAGAGTGTCGCTTGACATAATAGTCAGTAACACTTCCAGAGCCTTCAAAAGTATTGACTCGGTCTGAGTTTTCACTTCTCCATGAGGACAAATTGTTCGGATCCGTACGAATAAAAGTTACGAAGAACATATTATTGTTAACAATTCCACCATTCGCGATAATATTACGCCAACCTTGGGTAATAGTATCGTTCATATAGGAGTACGAATCTTCCGCAGTTTTACTGTAGGTCTGATTTTGCACTTTTGAATACGGAGGATTTTTTAATGTATAATATCCTATCGCACTTTGTGATCCACCAGGTATTGAGTAAAATTCGCGAGTTCTGTCCATTGTGACACCTCTGGGCTAAGAAAGAAAGAAGAGAATGACAAACGTCATATTGATTAGATATGAGAGGTTTTTTGACTCTAATCTCATCTACAGTACAGTTATCAAAAAGTACTGAAGACAATTTCGACTATCATTCTAAACCTCCTTTCCGTAATAGATCTATTAGATCTATTACTTATTAGCAGAAGCCCACGCATAGCGTGG